GCGCAATTTACCCAAGGACTCTTCAGATGAAGAATCTCCACACAGGATGGCCTGTGACCAATCTTAGGCTTAGGATCTTAGATCCAAGGCCCAAGGTCGCACCACCGTCTGGCAAGTAACCGGGTTAACCGGTACTTGACGAGCCCTCTGAGAGGATAAGAATTATTCTCCTCTCCGTTGAGCCCTTGAGACCGAAGCCGATAAAGTATCATCGGCGGACCGTCACCAAACGCATTTTTCGCGCTTGTAGTAAGTCCCAAAGTATAGTATCCTTCGATACTATGCTTCGCCTTTACTGGACACGCTTCGTCGAAGTTGACGAGGAATCCAGAATCCCCTAGTGACTTGCAAACCTTCAAGCGAAAGCGAGAAGGGATGCTTTTTACTAAGGAATTAAATAGCTTTTGGAATCGGGAGTCACACCCATAGGTATTACACCTATGAGCGTAAAGCCTGATAGCATTAGCTAAGCTAAAGACCGAGGGGACTGATGTGGCGTGCCTACGGTAGTAGACAGGTCGGCACTCAACTCCAAACCAGAACTGGCCACCACAGGACTCTCGAAAAGGCGTCGAAGAGAAACTCTTCTTCGCATTTATCTTGAATCCAAGGAAGGAACAGAACTGTTGGAAGAGTTCTAGGGCGGATACAGGGATGATAACATCATCCCCGTAAACTGACACATCGTCACTGGAGATTTGCAAAAATTCGCAGACCGCCAATGCAGATGCGTAAAAGAGTAGACTCTCAAGTTCAAAGGTAGAGCCATTCCCCATACTGGAGAATTTCTCCCACCGATAAACTAGATTGTCGCTCTTGCCCCGGAAAGTGCCCGTAGGTGACCTAACGAGGTCTAAGATAGTGAACCAGCGGTTAGGTAAAAGTTCCCTAACGACTTGGTAAGCTATCGTGTCGCTCGCGCTCGAAAAGTCTATCGTTGCAAGATGACCGTGAATAGATCCACGGGCAGCAAGCAATTGATTACGACTCTGCGAGTTGAGGTCAACTCCAAACCGACGAAGACGACGACGGATCATTGTGCCACAAGCTTTTTGAAACCAGAGATTAAACCCTGGCTCAATGGCTATGACACGATCAGTTTTCGCATTCTTCGGGACGGTGACAACTTCGTTTCCTTCACAGAAGGTGAAAGCTTTATCCCTAACAAGGATATGCTCCCACCAACTGGGATATGCCTCTTGAAACCAAGGCATAATGAAGGAGTGCAACTGTGGCGTTATTCCACTTTCTAAGTGGAACTTGTTGTAACCGGATACGTGAGGACCCTTTGTGAGGGTACTAACGCCCGGACCCCAATTTGCCGAATCAGCAAATTCCTCAGCAGAAAAGTCGACAAGGATACTTTTGATTTTCTGTGTGGTTGCATGAAGCAACCAAACATTAGATCCATGATAGTTTGGATCTAACAAAAGGTTCCGAAATCGACAATTCGTTTCCTTGCACAAAGCTTCATTTTCACGAAACTTTGCTAAGGCGACCTCTTTCTTATCTATGTTCGTCTCAAATGATTCGAACTTTGATAGAAAGCTGGTAGCCGCAAGGGCGTCTCTTGCATCACATAGAGAGTTGTAGTTCAAAGGATCGAACTCCAACTCCACTAACTGTTTAAACTCTCTATTTTTGTAGAGAATCCAGACAGAAAGGGCTCTAGGGGAATTAAGAGACTGAAGAAAAGACTGAATGGCAGACTCTGACACGTCAGAATTAACGCGATACCTTACTAACTCAGTTAATAAGGACTTTGAAGTCTTAGACTTCATAAGTAGTTCTCCCATCGTTACATCCCGGCTAAGTTGGCCGGCAGTTGATCAGACTAGCTGAAGAAAAGATCGAGTAGCCACTTTACAAAGAAGTGGAATCCTTCTTCCAGGGCTTTTTCAAGCCATGAAGGAAAGGACTCCATCTTAGTAGAGGGCCTCGAAATTCTCGACGGCCGACGTCATGATCGCATGCGCCATGAGGTTCTTCATGTAGGCATTGAGATTCTTTCTCTCTGCCAGTGAAGAACGTTCAGGGAGGATGATTTCGACATGGGCTTCGAGGTTGTAGGCCAGCGTCGGCGCCGGTTGAATACCGGAAGCCGTCGAAGGACTCGTAACCTCGAGCACAGGGAGAACCACTTTCGCGGTCACCTTCCAGTTCCTCGACCCTTTATTGGGGCCGCGGACCAGGTGAGTGACTCGGGGATACCCGAGGGCAATCCCCCCTGACATGTCATTCAGGATAGCTACACCATCCTGAATTCGAGCCGGGGTGAAAGTGTGAGCAACGGGTGTGCCTTGCCCGTCGTTCAGAGCAATAGACGCTAATGCGCCCATAGACTTACCTCTTAAAGGTTTGACTAAGAAGAGCGATGGCGTTGGCCGCATGAGTCATTGACAGCGGATTCTTAAACGATGGAAAAGAGGGGCCGGGGAACTCAAAAAGAGGGACCCGGTCACACTTAACTATAATTTGAGAAGAGACCGCATTCAACGATTCATTCACCAGATATGCGAATACACCCGCACATGCTGGATGTGGCGTAAAAGCTCCATCACTGGCGGACCTACTTTCTGTTATAGTAAGGTTACTACGAGAGAACGTCGTTTGCCCACCCTTGATAAAATTCAAACCAAGGGTAGCATCCAATGAACTCAAATAGTTCCCAACTGGCAAAAACCAGTCTACGACAAAAGAGTAGGGTAAAAGTTCCCACGCAAGATGAGCCGGATTGGTTAAACCAACCTGACTCAAAGTGTGTGAGACCTCGGACGTCCCGAACCAGAGATACATCTTACTGGTCCAGGTTAAGTCCGCCACAGAGATGACCCCAGTTGCAGGCCGCAAAATAGTTTTCCTATTCGCGGTCACGGAGGCTGACACTTTCTCAAACACTTGCCTAGAGACCTTCTGAGCTAGAAGCTCAGCGGATCCATAGACATCGTTAAGAAGCGGAAGCCAACCGTACTGTAACTCGAGCCACCCATTAGCAGCTGCTTTAGACGGATCACGTTCAAAACGAGTCTTATAGCGCGATGAATTCTTCGCACTAGCAGACAAGCCAAGAGCGCGAGCCGCCCCGCTAAGATTTCCTCGTTTTAAAGAGGAAAAACTAGCAGACACCCTAACAGCCGTGGTGGCTAGTAGGTTGGCAGTTTGTCTTCTTTCGCCG